ACAAAACCGACGACCAGAAAAACCGCGCCATCATTTCCGCCACCCGCTGGATCGACGCCCTCAGCTTCTACGGCAATCGCTGCACCGAAACCCAAGCGTTGAAGTGGCCCCGCGAGGACTACAAGGTTGACGGCATCGAGCTGGCCTGCACCCTGATCCCCGTCGGCATCGAAGTTGCGACGTATGAGCTGGCACGTGCGCTGGCCAACGACACCGACGCCATCACCGGCAGCACCGGCACCACCGGCCTCTACGACGAGGTCGAACTTGGCGAGCTGAAGGTCAAGTACAAGGACAGCTCCACCACTCCCGGCATGGTGAACAACGTCTTCGACGTTTACCCTTGGCTGCAGAGCTACCTCGGCCCCTACTGCATCGGCGGCGCCACCAACTACGCCGTCCGCCTATTCCGAGGGTGACATGGGCTTAATCGACACCACCTTCGCCCCACTCCCCACAGCAATCCTCGCTGACTGGGGTCAAGACATCACGTACATCAAAACAAGCACCCCGCGTACTTACGACCCCACGACCGGAAGTGTGAATGGCGCCGACATCAGCGTGACGGTGAAAGGCGTGATTTTGCGCCTCACTCCCCGCGAGTCCGAGGGGCTGTACCAATCCACCGACGTAAAGGTCATCATCGGTTCCAACGAGCTTGGTACGTACTACCCGACTGAAGCCGACCGCATCCAGTACACGCAGGCCGGCGTTACCCGCGAAGCCAAACTCGTGAACATCGCTACCTATCGTGGCGATAGCCCTGTGATGCACGTACTTATTGCGAGGCCGCAGTAATGGCACGTAAGCGAGGGCTCCTAAATGAGCTAGAACGCCTGGGTGAAAACTTGGATCGTTTGGCTGTTGCCGCCTTTAGTCGGGGACCTGCCCGTGCAGCCGAAGAAATTGTTGTTGATTTACAGGAGGCCGGACCTGTGTGGTCAGGACGCTTCTCCAACTCTTGGCAGATAGACACAAATGACGGCAGAAAAACAGTAGGCACTGGTGCCGCCGGGTATCCCCAAAGGCTGTACGCTCCGCTACTTAGTGGTCGAAGTTTTGTTGGAGACGACGTTAAGTACACCATTTCAAATTTTGCTCCCTACGCAGACGAGGCGCGAGACCTTGCAGAAGGTATTTTCATAGATCCCGGTACAACCCCACTAAAGGAATACGACAGAGGCACACGTGTTAGCGGGTATCGCGGCGACTTGATCGGAAATGACGAAGGTCCAAACCGCAGCACAGCCCCTTTGGACTGGTACACCACTTACTTACGAGGTGGCGCCATCGACAGACAAATTAAACTCAGTCTTGATGCAGAACTAGGGAGAGTGCGGCTGTGAACTACCAAGCAATCCGTGCCGCTGTCGAAAACCCCCTCCTGTCTGCGTTTAGCGGGTTAGCTCCTGCTGTTCCGGTCTATTTCGACAACATCACAGCCGCCCCACCCAACACAACGACTGAGTACGTCCGCGTCAATGTCACTTTCGGCATTACCAACGAACCCACGCTTACTAGCAGCGTGGATAACGCTCGTGGTGCGATTGTTATCCGCATTTTCACGGAGAAAGGACGCGGCCCTGCCCGTAACCAGACCTTGCTGACCACCGCCGTCAATGTGCTGGAAACACTCAACGACACAGCGAAAACCACCAGCGGTGTGTTCTTCCGTGTTGGCGAGATCAACGGCCCAACATTTTCTGCGACTGAAGCCGCACCGCACTTTGTCGGGCGAATTGATACTTCCTATGTGGCAACTGTGCTGTCCTAGGTAATGCTTTCTACAGGCGCTAACCTGTATTAAGCCGGGCAGTGCCCGCCCACAACGTCATCTCTGGTAAGCCAATGGCCACCACCGTACTGTCCGGCACGTCCGGCGCCCTCTACTACAAACCCGCTGGAACCACCGGAACTTTCGGTGAATCGAACGTCAGCGTCGGTAGCGACGAAATCACCGTCGCCCCTTACCTGAACTTCAAGGTCGGTGACCCCGTCCAGTTCAGCGTCGTCAACAGCCAAACCGGCGGCTCCGGCACCGGCACTCTGCCCGCAGGCATCAGCCCTGCCACCACCTACTACGTCATTGCTTACGCAGCGGCAACTGGTGTGATGCAGGTGTCTGCCACTCTTGGCGGCTCGAGCATCACCATCACCGACGACGGCACCGCAGCTGCTCCCAACGAGTTCCAGGTTGCCTACGCCTCCTTCGCCGTTGTCGGCCAAGTCCGCGACTGGAGCTTTGAAATCAGCCGCGCTGAAATCGACGTCACCACCATTGGTCAGACCCCTGGCCAGTACGTTCCTTTCCGCAGCTACATCTCCGGCTTCGGCGATGGTTCTGGCACCGCAACGGTCTACATGACCAATGAGGACGCCGCGCTGTCCAACCGGATGATCGAAGACGTGCTGCAGCGTCAACAGACCGGCGCCGCCTTCAAACTCTACACCGATCAGGTGTTCAGCGGTGGCACCTTGAGCGAAAGCCTGAGCCGCTCGATCGAGTTCGATGCAGTGCTGACTTCTGCCAGCCTGAACATCAACCCCGACGACGCCCAGTCCGTTACTGTCAACTTCCGTCCTTCCGGCACCCCGACCTTCGACTTCAGCACTTCCGCCTGATAGTCTGCAGAGGTGTAATTCTGTCAACCCCCGGCTGGTTACCGGGGGTTTTTTATTGCTTCTAGTCCGCTACAGTAGAGCAAACCTCAAGTGGTTATGCCAGTCCCAGTCCGCGCCATTGACCGCCTCAAGAAGGCAGCCAACTTGGAGCCCGTAAAGAAAACTGTTGAACTGTCCGATGGCAGCGAATTTGAGATGTGGGTCACTCCACTGACCGCCGCCGAACGCGAACGCGCCCAAAAGCAGGCCAAGTCCGAGGACGCCAACGCCTTCGCCCTCCAGCTGCTGATCGCCAAAGCCCTCGACGAAAACGGCACCAAACTCTTTGCCGCTGGCGAGATCGACGTGCTCAAAAACGAAGTCAAGGACAAGGATCTCCAAGCCTTGATGCTCGCAGTCCTTACCGACGACGCCGAACCGATCGACCCAAAAGCCTGAGCGCGGAACTTCGCAAAGACAACTGGCTCATGCTCCAATTTGGCGTAGCCAAGGAGCTGGGCCTAACGCTTAGCGAAGTACGCAACCGCATGACAGCCGAAGAGCTTATCGGCTGGAGCGCCTACTTCCAGATCCTCAACGAGGATCAACAAAAGGAAATCGAAAAAGCCAAACGCCGCCGCTAGCCCCGGCGGCTTTTTACTGCGTAAACTGAAGTACCGGAAGTGACGCGGCGCCGTGGCTTACAGAGCTGAAATTGAAATCGGCGTAAGGGGCCAAGACCGCCTTAACAAGCTGCAAAATCAGATTAGTAGGCTTGCTGAGCAGATAACTCGTGTAAACGATCAAAGCATTTTTGACGTAGTAGAGCCTAAAGCGGTACAGAGCGTACAAAATTACTCCAACGCGCTATCAGTTGCTGCCGCAAACTTAAGAGAGGTCGCCCTAGGTCAAAAGGAAGAAACGACAGCAATAAGAGAGTATGTGGACATACTTATTGATTCTAGTGCCGCACAAAAAAGACAAAATAATTTAATCAACGAAGAAATAGCTAGGCGTACTGCTGTAACGTCGGCAATACGCGAACAGGTAGAGGCTAACGTAGCTTTATCACGCGCTTCTAGAGAAGCAAGCGGATTTAGCGATAAAGATCCCGTAGGAAAATCTATTCGCCGCAGGCTACGTAAATTAGCAGGCAATCCTTTTGCGTATGCATCCCCTATCGGCCCCGTAGAGAGTCCGCTACAAGGTCAGTCATCCCCTGTTGAAGAGCGTATTCGACGCACAGTACAGGGCAAAAAAGAACAACTTGAGTTAGATCAAGCATTGTTCGAGTTAGAAAGAAAGAGCGCAGAAAGACTCAATGATAAGGTACGTCTTCAAAGCGATTTGGTTGAAGGTACACGAGAGGTATATGAGCTTATTGCTCGGGAAAAACGGCGAGTAGTTTATGAGCAACAGTTCACCGCATACGATCGTCCGGCTGCCCCCGGAGGCGAACCTTTTGCAGAGGAAAGAGCATCTGCCCGTCAGACCGAGGCCGCTGTTCGAAACATTGTAGATTTACAAAATAAAGCCGCACGGGCAGCAGGTTCTTGGCAGGAAGCTTTACGTACCGGAACGCGTTGGCTGCAAGAAGGACTGGAACTTAACGCTTCCATGTTGACTGTTACCAATAACATACTGTCTTCTACGTACGCCCAAGAAGCCGCCCGCAAGCGGATGACAAAGATAAAGGCGTTTGAACTCGAACAAGAGCAAAAAATTGCAGCTGTGCGAAAACGTACAGAGTCGATTTCTCTTGGTGTAGGTTTCCCTCTGTTGTTCGGAGGGGGTGTAGGTAGTGTTGCCGGATCCTTTGCAGGATCTTTCTTAGGTGAATCAGGCTTTGGCGGCCAGATCTTGCTTGGCGCCATCGGTCAAAAAGCGGAAGAATTTGTTCGCGCAGCGGCGGCTGTAACAGAGAGTACAGAGAGCATATCGGAAGCATTAAAACTCACTGGTACAAGTAGTGAAGCGTATATCCAAGCTTTGGAGCGAGCAGGCCGCGAATCCGAAGCATACACCTATGCCTTAAATCGGTTAGCTTTAGTTGTCGGTTCTGATGGCGTTGAAGCGTTTAAGCAGCTGCAAGACGCCGGGGAAACGTTTAATCGTGCTTTTGCAGAGATAACAACGTCCATACTCGCATTAGCGGCACGGCTTTTAGCTGGCGCAGCACAAGGAATAGCAGGCGCTGTAGAAGAGACTGCGCTGTTTAGACGAGCTGCTGTTTCTGAAGATCCGCAGACAAAGCAACTAATAGCCCAACTGCAGTCACCAGCGACAGGCTTCCAATCGTTCCTAACTGGCGGAAGAGCTTATGACGATTTACTTAAACAAATTATTGAGCGACAACGTGAGCTAGAAGCGGAACAGCAAAAATCTGCTGCTAGTGTAACTTCCATTGTTAATACGCACAGAGAAGACTTAGCCGTACTAACAAAGCGTCTAGAATTAACACAATTAAATGGAGACATAACTGATGCTTCTGTTATTGCGGCAACAAAAGAGCTTTATGTTCTTGAAAGACAAGCAGAACAGCAAAAACTTTACAATAATTACGCTACAGACGCCATCACAATAGATGTCCTACGGGCAGGCATAAAGAAGTCACAGCTGGATTACGAAACAAAACTTGCAGAGTTAGTAAACGACGTAAATAAGGCGAGGACGACTGGCGCCGATAAAGCGCAAAAAGCCGCAGAAGCGGCAAGTGATCTTACTCAAAAGCTCCAGCGCGAGCTGGAGCTGGCTACAGCTAAAACCAAGCAAGACCAAGAAGCTTTAAAAATTCTTTTTGAATACGAAGATAACGTAAAAGCTATCCGCAAACTAGAGGACCAAAGTCAATCTGCCCGTCAATTAAAAATTGCTGACGAATTGTATTCATTGCAGCTTAATCGATTAGCTACAGATGAGTTAACTAAATACCTTGACACTCTTATTTCTATTGCTGCTGTCGATCCCGGACTAGGCCGCCAGGCATTTCAAGGCTCTGCTCTACAAGGCGCTCTACAAACCGACGTGGCCCTGGCGTTCGGTACGCAAGCCAATCTTGCGGAAGCCACTCCAGAAGACATACAACTACAAAAGGCAAAAGATCAGCTTGAGGATTTAATTGCGCCTATAAACATGGTGCAAACAGCTGCCCGAGGCATTGGCAGCGCGTTTACTGATTCTTTTAAGAGCGTGATCGATGGTACGGCTACCACACAAGAGGCCCTAGCCAACATGTTTAGCCGTATCGCGGATGCTTTCTTCGATATGGCCGCTCAAATCATCACGCAGTTACTGGTAATAAAAGCGATTGAAAGTGCCATCAGTATTTTTGGCGGAACCAGCAGCTTTAAAGGGTTTAGCGGCGGGGGTCCTGTAGCTTTCCCCTCCGACTTAAGCATCGGCGTGGCAGGGTTTAAGGCTAACGGTGGTCCTGTGTCTGCCGGGTCACCCTACGTCGTTGGTGAAAAAGGTCCAGAACTTTTTGTACCTGGACGTTCTGGCACGATCGTCCCCAACAATCAGCTCGGTTCTGGCGGCGCCACTAGCGTGACGGTGAACGTCGATGCCAAGGGCAGTAACGTAGAGGGCAACGATCAAGGTGCCAACCAGCTCGGTAAGGCAATCGGTCTTGCAGTCCAGCAAGAACTGATCAAGCAAAAACGTCCGGGCGGTCTTCTCGCTGGAGTCTGATGGCTACTTTCCCTAATTTCGATCCTGTCTACAGCGCAAGTAAGACCAGCAGCCCTGCCGTAAGGACTGTGCAATTCGGTGACGGTTATCAACAACGCCTGAGCTACGGGCTCAATCAAAACCCGAAGGAATGGCGGCTGACCTTCAACGTCGCGGATACTGACGCGGACACGATCGAGACCTTCCTAAATGACCGCGCCGCTGACTCAGAAAGTTTCGACTGGAGCCCGCCGGACACGGCATCTACCTACAAATGGGTATGCCCCGGCTGGACGCGAGAGCTGTTTGACACCAATCGCAGCCGTGTTGACGTGACATTCCGCCAGGTATTCGAACCCTAATGGCGTATTCAGCTTGGGCTAGCTCTACTGCTTACAGCGTTGGCAACATTGTCCGCGCCAGTACGCTTCAAGCCAGCGGTCTGGTCTTCCGCTGTACGACTGCTGGCACGTCAGGCGGCAGCGAACCAGCTTGGGGCACTGATATTGGCAGCACGATCACCGACGGCACGGTGGTCTGGACAGCAGTCGCTAGTTCCTATGAAGAGCTGGCGG